CTTTTTTAAAAGTTGATCCAGCTAATGGTAAATGAAATAACATTGAATCAAACTCTGATTCATATTCTTTCATCTGATCCATAATTAAATAATTCATAAAATCTTTAACACGACCTGCTTGTTGTTCTGTTGCAGGATTTTTTAAACCAATAATTTGAGTTCTTACTGGTCCATCACTTGGTAATAATTCTTTGTAAGCTTGTGCTTGAAATTGTGTTACTGCTTCTGCTAGCACTGGGTGAGTTGCACCTGACGCTCCTTGAAAAGGTTCTGTTCTGTTTTCGTATTTAAAACCTAAAAGATCTAAACCAGTTTTATAAGATTGTTCCCATTCTTTTCTCGAAGATTTATAGTCCATGTAGTTTTGAACCATTTCACTTCCAAGTGGTTCTAAAACATCGTCTGGTAAAAGTTCTGCTAAGTTATCAAAATGTGATTCTGTTCCTGGTACATTGATTGCACCGGGTTCGTAATCAATTGTAGCTCCACCGTCTTCTTCTGGTATGACTTCAACTGGTCCTTTTGGTTCTTCTGTTTGTTCCTGAACAGCAACTTCTTGTAACTCCTCGTCTGAAGGAATATCAATTTGTTTTCTAGTGTTCGGGAGTCCTTTGTCTATTTCTGCCATTTATTACTCCTTTATCTTCTTAACATTTTTATATACATAAGGCAACCCTTGAGGTGTTGGTCCTGATTCTGGTGGTGGGCCTTCTGCTATACCACCACTTGCTAAATTAGCAACTCCACCTGCATCTATAACTCTTTGGTTTGCTTCTTCTATTTGAAACATATTTTTAATTAAATCTAGCCCTGAAAGAGTTTTAGGTTGAAACTTTTTTTCTGTAAAATAACCTGCAGGAAAATTTATAGGTGTTTCTCTGTAATCAATAAAGTCTTGCACATTACCTTCTAAAGCTCCTATATCTTTTAATTGTTTTAAATATTCAATTATATCTTGATCTGAATATTGTGTGTACAGATCTTTCATTGCAGTATCAGCTTTTGCTACTCTCATAGAATCTCCTCCTCGAGGAACTGATAAAACACCTAGATCAAATTGTTTTTGACCTTCTTGTCCTTGTATATATTCTTGTGCAAGATTTGATGCATCTTTAAATGCTTCACTAGATATTATGTTTGCATCTTTCTGTAATTGACTATCTTGTATAAAAGGACTTGATTGTTTTTCATAAGCTCTTTGTTTTTCTCTTTCAGCTTCTGTCATTAATTGATCATCACGTCCTCTTTGTTCTGCTAAAAATTCTTGGTCACGTGCTTTATTAAAAGCAGAAATTCTATCTTGTGCATCAAACCCTTCTTGAAGATCAGTTTTATAAGCTGAGCTTTTTAACATACGTTCTCGTTGCAATAATGTTGGATCTAACTCACCTCTGTATTTTCTTGGATCTAAATAGGATAGATAACTTTCAGCCCATGCTTGCTTTAATGGTTTACCTTCTAAAAGTTTGTTACCGATAATTGCTCCTTCAAATAATGCTTCACCAAGAATGGCTCCTGGACCTAAAAAATTTTTTAATAATTTACCACCTTTTGCTGCAGCCTCTGCTGTCTCAACTAATCGTTTTGCAGCTACTTTATCTCCAGCCGCTGCAGCTTTTTTAGTTTCATTTAAACCATCTTGAATACACTCAATACTGTTTGCAAAACCAATACGTCCACCATCTGCATTTAAACTAATCTGACATTTTTTTAATTTACTATAACTAACAATAGTATTAATAACTTTATCCTCTACTGCTTTTGATATAGGTGTAATTTTTTTAAATGCAGAAAAATCTTTTCCTGTTTCAACTCCAGCTTTTATTAATTTTTTTTGTAAAGTTTCATCAGTTAAAACTTGTTTAGAAAATTTTCCAATTCTATTGTATGTTTTAAGACCCTCAATTGCATCTTCAATTAAATTTGATTGTCCAATTGGTTTAGCTTTAAAATCATAAACATTTCCTTTTGCAGACACACCACCAAATTCTAACGGAGTGATTTGTTCTAATTCTTTTAATAGTTTAAATTTATTTAAAGTATTTTTATCTGTTGGATTTATTTTTAATGCTCTGTTAATTTCTATTCTAGCGGAGTCAAAATTAGCTTTAAACCTGTTTACAGCTTGTGGAATAGGTTTTACTTTAATTAAATTCATAGGATTTTTTCCTTGTTTAACTTCTTCTAAAAATTGAAAAGGAACCACATGATCTAATGATAAAGCTAATTCAGGTGCTATTTCTTTTAAAGCTCTAGAAAATTTATAATATTCTCCTAAAGATTTTATAGCTTGATTTCTTTTTGCTCCTTTGGGATAGGCTTGTCTAATTAAATCACCTATTCTTCTTTGATATATATCTTCAAAATCTGGAGCATTTCTAATTTTACTTAATACCTCTCTCATTCTTCCTTCATCATCATAAGGAACAACGAGTGATCCCGTTTTAGTGTTTCCTGTCATTCTATATATGACACTAACTAAATCTGACATTAACTTTTGGGTTTCTTTACCAGATCCCATATCAAATAATTTTTTAATTTCTTTTGCAGAAATATTATCTACTGTTTCTATATAATTAAATAAGTCTTTTTGTTTTTGTAAAGTTCCTGTCTTTAATCTACCTTTTTCGTAAGTATAGTTTTCATCATAAAAATCTTGCCCTTTATTAGCTACAATCCAATCTTGAACTACACTATCAGCTACTTCTGCTTTTCTTGCAATCTGCGCTCTGTTTAATTTTCCATCCTTAACTTCTTTTTCTATTATTTTCTGGAATGCTTTTTGTTCTCCTATAGTAAGGTCTTGTCCTGCAACTCTACCAAACTTTTCTTTTATTTTTCCTCTTGCAACTAAAGCGTTTATTGCAGAACTAATTTGAGCTCTAGATAAAGATTTATCTAATTTATTAATTTTTTTAATTATTGTTTGAATATCGTCACCTGCATTTGTAGATTTTATTAAAGTGTTGGTTAATTTTTCATTGTTAATAATTTTTGAGGCAGATGATTGAGAACCAGGACTTAAAATATTAACAACTTTCCTAAAGAGAGGTTTATCATTTCTTTGTCTAACACCATAATCTATTCTGTCGGGATAATTTTTTTGATACTCTTCGCTAAATTTTAATTTTTTATAATCGTCACCTAATTCTTTTTTAAGTTTAGTTTTTTCTTTTTCTGTTAATCCTCTATACCCAGGTCTAGATCCATCAGCACTTGGTTGCACTAACATACCACCATCCATCTTTGGATTACGTTCTTCAAAGTCTTTAAACATATCTCTGTCTAAAGCTGTTTGTGGTCTGTCTACTTTATCTGCTGTTGTAATTTCTTCATCATCATCAAAGAGATCCATCAACTCTATGATTTTAATATCTTTCATTATTCACCTAACATTCTAGCAATACCACCTGATGCAAAGTCATTAGGGTCTGGATCGTAATCACCTTGTCTTCTAATTATATAATCACTTTGAGCATCGATATCGCCTTCATTTAATTTTTTAACGTAATCTTTTCTTTTTTTAGATTGTACAAATTCTTTTAAAGTAGGTTTTTTATTTGTTGCAAATTCTTTTAGTTTCGATACATCAGAATCTAAATCTCTAATACTTGAACCACCAACTGGTTCTGCATCAATAAAAAAATCATCAGGGCCATCGGGTTTTTGAGAAAAACCTGATTCTGTAACTTCAAACTCAGTTGATCCTTTAGGTGCTCCTTCATCCGGTGGAATTCTTTTGTACACAAGATCTACAGGTTCTTCTAACATGTTATCTGCACTATTATATTCAACTCTAATAGAATCAGTATTAAGATCTTGATATACTGTTACTTGATCGGTATCATTTATTTTTTTAGTGTGTACAACTTCTCTTTCGACAGTTGATAATTTTTTTGTTACATCATCACCTTCATTAATAACTCTATTAACTAAAGCATCAAACCATACTGGTTTGCCTTCAACCGGTGCTGTTTCAACAACAGGAAATTTTTTAACAGTCTTACCGACTTTAGCAAATTTAAAATATTTACCAACAATTGGCACTGCTGCAAGACCACCTAAAATTTGTAAAAATTTTCTTCTACCAAGGTTAGGTCCATCTTTGTAGCCAATACGTCCACCTTCTGCTTTGTCTTCTGGCTCTGGTATAAAATCATCTATGCCTCTTGGATCATTTTCATCTACACCACCTGCATCGTCAACAAAATCTTCAAGAGATTGTCTTGATGTAAATCTTTTTTTAGATAAACCTTTGTATGCTTGATCATACAAATCTAATCTTTGTTTTGTAGGTAGATCATCGTAAACTAATCCCATTCGCTCTGCTAAATTTTCTGCTACGATTTCTGAATCGTATTTAATGTCATCTGCAAAACCTGGCGATGCATCATCAATTGCATCGTCTAGCATTTTTTGTCTTTGTTTTATTTTAGCTAATCCTTTTTTATTACCAGATTCAATACGTGTTTTAATAGCCTTTTCTGTTTGCATTGGTTTAAAATCATCTACAATTGATTTTAAATCATCTAATGGACTATCTGTTAATTCTTTACCACCCATAATTTTACTAGTGTCTTTTATTTTTTTTCCTGTCATGTCAACGACATTATCTTTTCTGCCCATCAATCCTTCCATGATACCTTTAAACCTAGGATCGTCTTGAGAAATAACTTGTGTTTTAATCATGCTGTTTATTTGATTAATAAAATTATCTACTTGTTTAGTGTTTGTCAGTGCCTCTGGATCTACACCAGCACGCATTAATCTATCTAATGTAATATTAACATTTAAATCAACTTTTTTTTGATCAGGAAGAGTGATCATAATTCCATCGTCAGCTTTTTTAGTAAGCTGTCCTCTTACCCATTGTTCTACAATTCTTCTACCTATTGACACAGCCATTATTTTTTAGGCTCCTTTTTTCCTTTTCCTGGTTTTCTTATTCTATCAAAATATGGACCAGTCTTATTTTTAAAATCAGATTGTATAACATCTGTATAAAAACCTAAAGATACTGGTTCTTCTTGAAGCCTCATTTTTTTAGAATATTTTTTTCTTCTCTTTTTTTCAGCTGCATTTATTTGATCTATAAGATTTTGTTTCTTTTTAAGATTAACAGGATCACCAAGTTCCATATTCTTTCTTAAAGTTTCAGAATATTTCTTACCCTTTAGAACTGTACCTAATTTAAAACTTTTTCTAAAATATTTTGACATTAATAATACTTCCTTTTACGTTGCTCTTGTGGTTCATCCACATAGTCTTCAGGGTGATCTAATAAGCCACCTTGTCTGAATCGCATAATAGCTTGTGTAGTTGAGTCTACCAAGTCATCATGGTCCCCATACGGAAACGCAGCACACTCTTCAATGACTTCATCTGCGAATTTCTGCTCAGGAGCCCATATCATACCAGATTCAAAGAGAGGTGCAACAGAATTAACTCTGGCATGTTTATCGTTTCCACGTGAAGGGGTAAAATTCATAACCGGTACATCCATTTTTCTAAGCTCGTATGTGAGAGGTAATCCTGATGCTTTTGCTTCTACAATAACAGATTCAGGCATCCAATATTTATATTGTTCAAGGGCCAAGCGCCTTAGTTCAGGAAACTCATATCTACCTTTAATTGCATCTAATAATATTAAATTAGCACCACTATCCTCATCTGGATAAAATATACCCCAAGTGGTAATAGCAGAATAGTCAGCAGTTTCTTTTTTAAGAAACGCTGTATCATAAGACTGTATAACATGATGTAGTTGTGGTATGTCCTCTTTATCATAAACTCTCCACCATTCACGTTTTAATATTGCACCTTCTTCTGCTGTAGGGTTTTGCATCCACTGCGCATTCCATTTACCAACGGGTAGTGTTGCTTGTACCTTTTCAAGTTCATCGAGTTTCCAATACTCAGGCCAGACTGGTTTAGCTTTTTTTGATCCGTGGTCCATGATCGCTGGAAATTCGACCACGTGCCACTGATCAGCTTTAGCTTCTTTTTGATTCTGTATTAGT